ATTCCAGGTTGCTATCGTGAATGGATATTCACCGCCGAGAGCTTTCTCTTGTAGGGCAGCACGGGAACGCATCACCTGCAAAACCTTCTCTTTTACATCCATCATTTCGCCTCCTGTGGCGGTTCTGGTAGCGGCATCCAGTGTGACGGTTTCCACGACGCACCAGGAATTATCCACCCATCATTAGCGTCAGGATGACCCGGGATGTAAGTCGCCCATTTCATTCGCCAGTCACCTTTCCTGTCAAACTCCACGGCAACAAGAACGGCTGTTTTGGTATCCGGCATTCGCTCACTACAGCTTATCCAACCATCCGGAGTTACCGGAGAATTTCCATTTACCAAGTCAGCTCGAACATATAGCGTGTCATCATGGTGCTGATTGTGGCTGCACCACGTTAATTCGCTTAACTCGCCATCTTCTGGCCATACTCCAGCTGTTTGCAGCCAGATATGGGCTGGCGCATCCTGGCAAGGTGTATTAACTGGAAACTTGTAAGTTTGGCTTACAGGTTGGCTACCCTGAAGCATGGCAGCGTGGCAGGCATACTCAACGCCCTTAACTGCATCTGCGCAGTAGTTATAGCGATTGCATTCCACTAATTTCCGTTTGAGTTTTTCAATTGCCTGCCCGACATCAGCCTGTATTTCCGGAACTGGCGGAACGGCTGTCTGCTGCTCTCGAACGTCATTAGTCGCTATCGGTTCTGCTGCCAACTGACTGGCATATTTGTTAATGGTAACGATAAGCTCTTGCTCAGCCTCATCCAGACAATCACCGATACCTCGTCTGTCGCCGTCAAAATCATCGAAATCGGCATGAATCTTGGCAACCTTCAGGATTGCGGACAACACCTCACTAGGAATTACCGGATAGTTGGTTGACGTTTCCGCGATTTCCCGAAAATTATTGGTTGACGAATTCTTATTTTCCCGAAAGTTTCCGGACTGAAGCATGGCGGCGCGGCAGGCGTTCCAGCCAGCTGTTCGCCCAAGCGCGTAAACTTCAGATGGCTCAAGATAATCAATGTCATGCCCGTCCTCATCGTCGTTCTCAGGTAATGCAGCAGGTACTACCGGTACTGGCGGAGCGGCGTAGACTTCAATAATCCCATTATCAATAGGCCATTCTCCATCCTTGAGATAGTCACTTGTGCCGTCAACTTGCTGTTCAGCAATGTGGAATGCACCAACTGGCTCTGCCTCAAGCGAGGCCAGTGCAATCCGTGCCAGTTCCATTTGTTCGCCACGGGTAAGTCCGTTTTCAAGCGGATTTTTAATGAACAATTCAATACGTTCTTTGGTAATAGTGGTCATGCCGCGTTTCCTTCTTTCTTATTAACAATTACACCGTCATATATTTCATTAAGGTGCCCTCTCAACTCCATACGCCTTAATGCAGATAACATGTAATCGCATTCAACCTGCTTATTTCCAGTAAATGGCTTATCGTCAGGATTACCCCAACAGCAATTACCCTTGGGCCACCCATGTACTTTCCGTACTCTTCCGTTAACAACGTGAAGTAATCCCCAGCCAGGTGGTAAATCCTCAACTGAAATAATTCCCGGCTCACTAATAAAGAATCGCCAGTCGCCCATTCCAAGAGATGGATTTTTACGAAAACGCTTTTTTCTATCTGCCAACAAGTCAGCACGAGAACACTTCGCCTCTATCAGGCATGATGCTGAATTTCTGAATCCCATAGCATCTGGCTGTTCTCCGGTACTGGTTACAGCTATAAAGCGGTCATGAAAACAAACCTTGAACCCATTGCGCTTAAGGAACTTATACGCAATCTGACAGAGTTCGCGGTGTGTTAACGCCATATCACTCTCCTTTAGTGCGCAAGTGGTTTTTCCAGCGGTTTTGCGCCGCGCTGGGCTTTTTGCAAAAACCACAATCCATCATCCCGTAATATTTCATCAACCCCATCCGTCGGTTGCTGAGTCTCACCCACTGCCAGACGCCAGGAGCGTTTCTACGAACTAACAGAATCTTTGCTTTACGGTTGTTGGTTGCCATATCACTCTCCTTTGATGCGAATGCCAGCTGCGCTTGCTGATTCTTCATATGCGCGTTTAGCAGCGTTAAGGATTGCTGCCAGTGGCGTATAGCCGCCATCCATTCGGATTGTGTTGTGGATGCCAGCCATTGTGTCGCGCAATTTGCTGTGGCTAGCAGACAGTTCTGCAATGCGCTTCTCTGCGGCTTCCAGCTTCTCGCGCATATCGTCAACGTACTCGACCAGAGATCCGCCAGCAGGAATTTCGCATTCCTCGACCAGTTGGAAGTAGATATCAGCTGCGGCCCGTGTGTTGCTATGCCTAGCGTCGCCCATCTCACCTTCACGAAGAGCATCGCGTTCGGCGGTAAGATTGGCTATTTTGCTGTCTTTGCCTTCCAGCTCAACGCGCAGCCTCCCTACCGTTAGCGCAATATCCTCGTTCTCCTGGTCGCGGCGTTTGATGTATTGCTGGTTTCTTTCCCGTTCATCCAGAAGCGCCAGCACAGTAGCCGGATTGGCTGCGGCGATGAATTCAGCATTGGCCTGCTGTTCTATTTGGAAATCTTCATCGAAACCGCTTTCTGGATGCGCTCCTTCAATTCTGCAAATGGGAATATATCCAGCAACTTCACGATGAATTAGCGCATCATCACCATCAAATCGGCCCTCTCCATATTCGAGCGACCACTCGCCACACGTTGCTTTTTCTGCCTTAGCACGCAGTGCCTGATAGTCAATCTTGCTCACTGGTTGTCTCCCTTGCTGGGCTTTCGAATATATCAAACTCAAACAACTTAACCACGTCATCAAACAGGACATAATCGCCATCAGGATCTTCAGTCATGTCAGCGCCACAATCCTGACCGAACGAGTCACAACCATCCATATCAAGCTCGTATCGCTTCAGGTTTGCGATATTTGATAAATTCAGCGCCAGTACAGCCAGGTCATAAACCTCTTCGGCGGTATACCCTGCGCCATGCCCATACATTTCAATGCGGGATATGATTTCTTCTACCCGTTGTTTTGTGATCGTCATTTTTGCTCACCTCCCTGTTCTTCCAGAAAAATACGCATAGCCTCAAGCATCTCTTCGGTGTCATACGGAGACAGCTTGTCACGCAGGATGTGTTCAATGCTGTTAATGAACTTTCGGATTGCTTTGCGTTCAATTTCAGTCAGGAAAGCATCGGTGGCTGACATATTTCCTGTTGCCTTCATGGCCTTCAAAATAACCAGAACGCCATCTTGCCCAACCAACTCGGAGATAATCTCAGTGTTGTCGCCAACAACATCACAGAATGCCTGAACAGCTTTACGAGCAAGTGCATTCTCCGCCGCCAGCGCCGCGCACTTGGCCTCAAGGTTATCAATCGTGATTCCAGCAGAACGACACTCCCGCAACGCCGTTTCCAGTTTTGATTCAAGTTCACCGAACTTACGGACAAGATATTCAGCGTTTGTTTCGTTAACCTTTAAATCACTTGGGATGCATTTACCTTTCAGAAAACCATCCATCTCAATTAGTGACATTTGTTTCATTTCTTCCCACTCCGCAACATCGCATTCAGATATTTGTTTTGATTCACTGATGGAAAAGAATTTCTCTTAAGCAATTCCTCTCTCGATGGCATTGGCTTTACGCGTTGGCGAATAATCATTTCTGCCGGAAGAATGCCGGGATTGTATGCAAGTCCTCTCATGATTTACTCTCCGCGAACTGGTCAACAGCCGTGCTAAGTGATACACCTAAAGTCTCGATATGCTGCTGAATATCCTGTAGTGTCTGCGCCTGAGATAACAGGATTTCACGGTTGCATAACTCTTTAACCAGATGCTCAAACTTGCTGTAATAGCCGATACGACTTAGTGTTTCTTTGCCTGCATTCTCGCCTTCTTTGATAATTCCTCTTTCGCTAAGAATCAGATCGTGTTTGGTTCCGGTAATAACGTATTTTCCGAGGTCGATGTTTAGCTTCATTGTTAATTACTCCATGTTAATTTATTCGTATGCCTGCTCTTTCTTCATCGAGTTTTTTTAGCTTGTATCGCATAGCTCTTACTGAATAAATTGAGCGGCAGGTTGCAATTGCTATTTCTTCTGCTGAGAACTTACCGAAAAGTGATACTTCGGCTCTTGTCCATCGTCTTCCACGAAGTCGGCTAACAATGTCAGCGCCAATCCTTGTTGCTTTCGCCATTACTGCTTTTTCAGTCCTTTCCAGTTTTTCTGCGATAACTTCAACTGGCATTGTCGCCGCCACCTCGCGCAAGAAATCGACTTCCCATTTCTCCCATGGAGTCTTTTTCATAGTCGATACCGTTATTTGATAAGAAGTGAAGGTTTCCCAACCTTGAGTTGAGCGCCTGGGATATTTATTCCTGCTTTTAGTTGGTGCTTGATTGCCAACTTGTCGGCTTTAATTGTCGTTTCAAACTCAACGTATTCATGAGGAAGGGCGCTTGAGTCGATGATTTCTACAGTTTCTGACGGTTTTCTGATTGTTACCTGGTGAATACCTGCTCGAATCTTTTTCTTGCCAACCATTTCAAGCGATGACGCTATATATGATTTGATGCTGTCAATCTTATTTTGAATTACTGTGGCTCGCTCATTCAGTGACTTTGCCTCTTCCTTGAGGCGTTCGGCATAACCAGATTCATTTTTAATGACGGAAAGAAGTTGCTCTATTTTATCGGTAAATTCTCCTTCCATGCCTTCTATTGTGTCAGCAATCATCTCTGGTTCTAAATCTGAATCCATCAATTTTGCGTATTCATTGGCAATTTCATACAGTTTGCTCACTGGCAACCTCCAGTTTCGCTTTGCATTCTATGTAAATGGCTTGTACGTTCTGCTGCAATTTCATTCCAGATGTCAGGCGATATGCTTCTGCAAAATATCGCTTCAAATCATCCATGTTTTCTGCCTGAGCCATTTCATCGCAAAGAAGTTGTGCTTTATCCATTATTTCCTGCTGGCGTTTCCGTTCATCTTCGCGGATATCTTCCTCTGATTTGTGCGGCATAACTGGTTCCTGATGCATACCTTCATCTTCGTTAAGCAGGTGAATGGCATTATCCAGTCGCTGGGCTTTAGGCCAGTATTTGCTGGCGCGTTTAACTATTGTTTTACGCGCCATCTCTTCCCAGAATGTTTTCCACGGTCCATTCTTTGCCTTGCTCGTTGCTTCCACAGCTTTAATTTCTGCCAGACTCATTTCTTCAGTCAGGTAGTCACCATCTGCTGTTTTAACCGTGCAATAACCTCCAACAATAGAGCCTCGCTCACCAAATGCGTTGTATTTGTGGGTTGGTGCTGAATCAAGGCCATTTGATTCATAGGTGTCGTTTGAGTACACCAGTTTGCATTGCCCCCACTTAATTGATCCTGTCGATTGCGCAAGATGAAGTAATCCCATGTAACTGATATCAAGGCACACCATGCCGTCGCGAGGAACCAGATAAGCCAGTTTGCTGGCCGGGTTTAAGGTGATGCCGATCGCCGCAACATTGATGATGGCGTTCTGTGCGCTGGTTGGATTTGCCAGTGCTGTTTTAGCCAGGTAATCGTTTTTCTGGAAATACTGAATTGCAAACTGGCTTTCCTTAGCCCATGTCACCGTCTGTTCAGTCAATGCTCCGCAGAATAACTGCTCTTGCTGTTTAACGAATTCAACGATATTGCTCATGCAGCTTCTCCATAAATATGTCTGCGTTTGAATATTGCGAAGGCATATTCAGCCTTAACTCTTTCGGTTATTGCATCCCAGAACCATTCATCGGCTTTTTCCTGATAGTTACAGTCATCATCTTCCAGCCAGTCGATAGCGTCCTTAGTGTGTTCATCTGGTTTATATGAGCGAAGCATTTCGCTTATTGGGTCGCAACGTTTGCAGAGGCGATCAACTTCACTGTTGATTCGTTCGTAATCTTCATCAGTAAAACTTGCGATTATTTGCGATATTTCACGCTTATCATTCAGAGTCAGAATCATCATCTTTCTCCTGTTCTTTGTGCTGATTGAGCATTTTGTTCATCTGACGAATGAATTCTTCGTCTGACCATGTATCCGCAATGCTCATTGCTTAACGACCTTAATCAGTTGAGTTACCTCAATGATGTCCTCGCATAAATCAGAGTACTGAAATGGGCCGCAGTTGTGAGAGTTAGTGCGTCGGGCGAAAGCCATTCTTCTAAGTTCTTTCAGGGCTTCTTCCAGTTCTTCGTAAGTTGGTTTTTTCATGGCTGTACCTTTTGATTCAGAAACTCAACAAGACGATCCAGCAAGCTCTTAACGCGAGGTTGTTTAAAGTCTGCTCCGGTTAAAATATTTTTTCGTGAATGCTGCACCGATAAAATCGGGTTGAAAGGGCGAACCGATGCCGCCCCTGCAATAGCGAACTGTTGCATAGGATGCTCCTTCTGTTTGATTGCATAACGAAAACGCCTCGAATGAAGCGTTATTGGTATGCATATAAAAAGGCCCTCACACTGGAGGGCAAAGAAGATTTCCAATAATCAGAACAAGTCGGCTCCTGTTTAGTTACGAGCGACATTGCTCCGTGTATTCACTCGTTGGAATGAATACACAGTGCTTATTCGCAGCCTACATAATCATTCCGGTTATTATTACCATTTCAATATCGCTATCTTTCATAATGATTGGAGTTGAGTTATCAACTTTACTTTTACTCCATTTTCCTGCATCAGTTTTTACCGCTCCACAATAAGAAAGCCAATCATCATCACAATGTTCTGGATCACTAATTCTGACAAGAACACGTGATAGTGCTTTTTCGATACTTTCATCACAATTAGCATTTGTGTAATTGCCGTGAGACAATTTCAAATCGTTAACTTCATCTTCATTGGCATCAAAAATATAGATTTCAGTCGACTCTGGAACATTTTCATAAACCATTAAAACTTTCATTTTTACCCCATGTTGTTTATGCCAAAAATAAATGCCACCGTCAGGCAGCCTTGTTGTAAAGTCGGCGTTTGACTTTCTTGAGCATGGCTCACCTCAATCGTAATAAGCTGGAATTGATTTTCCGCGTTGCTTCTGGCGACCAACACAAGTCACACCCATTTCACTGCGTGGCTTGCGGTAGTAAATTAGGTTTGTTCAGACAATAAAAAACCCACCGAAGTGGGCTATGACCATTTTTTATTTGGATTTCGTTGGTGAGCGTGATTAACAACTCTGTGCATTACATCCTCATATTTTTCATCTTCAATTTTTTCGACATCGCGAGGAAATGGTGTTGCTAATGCTTTGTCAACTTTGTCCATTGGGTCTTCATTAATCTTATATTCAGGACCATCATCTATAGCATTAAATCCAGGTGTTATACCGTTTTTTAATGCATATGCTATCCTTTTTTCCCATCTCGCTATTCTCCTCCTGTCTCGAGATGTAAGACCTCTATCAGATACTTTTCTGTTTTGTCCGCTGTCAGGATTAACATAAATAGTCTTTTTCACCATAAGCATACTCAATAAGCACCGTACGGTAGTTTACCGTACAATTTTATTTTTTGGACTGCATGTATTTTGTTTCCTAATGGGTTTGAATCTTTGTAATAAATACTTCTATTTTTTCGAACGACTTCTTCTTTCTTCTTGCAGCAAAGGATTCCTAGTGATGCTGCTTTGTCTGCTTTGACGCAACCAGAGAGCTTTAGCGCAATTTTTCGCGCCAGTGCTTCATTACTGCGTCGCTCGGCAATAAGTTCTGCTCTGCGAGCTTTGTAGCGGCTTTTTGCCGTACCTTTGGATTCTTTCCAGACAATGGTTACCATGATGGTCTCCTTTAAGTGGCTTTGGCGCATGACGCGTCGAGGTGCTTATCTTCTCGATCGCTGTCTTGCAGCTGCAATTCGCGCCATCCCCAAAACCACTCAAGTTCTGGTCTCAACGGTTAGGTTGAGAGTCCGTCGATGTTAAAGAGCCTGCCAATCTGTTCCGTTTGGCTTCCAGCGTCCTGCTGATGGCTTAAATTTAAGACTTCTTAATTTATTGGTCAAGTGCATTTTTGAAGAAAACTTAATTTTATGGGCGTGAATTTAGTTTGTCTTTGATTTTTAACGGGAAATAAAAAAGGGGCGAAAGCCCCTTAAGGAAGGTTTGCTAGCTTGGCATCAACGACAACGCCAATGATTTTACAGTTCCCATTGATTTCAATCATTGGGTATTGTGGATTGAGTGGTTTCAGGAATTTTCTACCGGCATCAATAACTAACTTTTTGAATGTCGCCTCGTTTTCTCCTTCAAGTTTGGCGACTACCAACTTTCCATTACGTGGTTCGACTTCTGGGTCGACGAGAATAATCATCCCCTCAGGAATACTCAGTCCTGCCGGGGCAGTCATTGAATCGCCTTTAACGTCGAGCCAAAAAGAGTCTTCAGAACAATCTACCGTTGTGTCGTACCAGTTATCTATTGCACGCCTATGATATGGCTCTACAGCTTCCATCCAACATCCTGCGCTTACCCAACTAATTAGAGGATACGAACCTCTTGGATCATGCCTGCTGTGATAGGCAATGTTTGAAAGACTATCCTCTCCTTTCAACAGGTAATCAGGGGAGCACTGCAAAGCCTTGGCTAAGGCCAATAGGTTTTCGCCATTGGGCTCAGTTTCAGATCGCTCCCATTGGGAAATAGCAACATTAGACACGCCAACCATCTTGCCAAGGGCAGCCTGCCTAATCTTGAGTTCTTTTCTGCGAGCGCGAATACGCTCACCCATCAGTTGTGTATTCATAGTTAAGACATCTTAAATAAACTTGACTTAAGATTCCTTTGGTGGATAATTTAAGTGTTCTTTAATTTCGGAGCGAGTCTATGTACAAAAAAGATGTTATTGACCACTTCGGAACCCAGCGTGCTGTTGCTAAAGCACTAGGCATTAGCGATGCAGCAGTCTCTCAGTGGAAAGAAGTTATCCCAGAGAAAGACGCCTATCGATTGGAAATCGTTACAGCTGGCGCCCTGAAGTATCAAGAAAGTGCTTACCGCCAAGCGGCATAAGCAAATTGCTCTTTAACAGTTCTGGCCTTTCACCTCTAACCGGGTGAGCAAACATCAGCGGCAAATCCATTGGGTGTGCCGCTATAACTCAATATCAATATAGGAAAATTAACAAATGGCACAAGCAAGCTACAGCAAGCCAACACAGCGAGAAATTGATCGCGCTGAAACTGATTTACTCATCAACCTGTCAACGCTTACCCATCGCGGTCTGGCAAAGATGATTGGCTGTCATGAATCGAAGATAAGCAGAACGGACTGGAGATTTATTGCTTCGGTCTTGTGTGCTTTCGGAATGGCATCAGACATCAGTCCGATTAGCAGGGCTTTTAAGTATGCGCTTGATGAAATCACAAAGAAAAAATCCCCGGCCGCCACCGAGGATTTTAAGCAAATTGATATGCAATTCTGAGGGAATTACTGGATCAATCCACAGGAGTAATTATGACAAAACAACTCAGTCCTTACCAGGACAAAATTCACAAACACATACTACGTGATCGCTTCCTGTCCAGCTTCAAGCAGCCTGGTCGATTCCGGGCTGAGTTGGAAAAAGTGAAGCTGATGCAGAAGGAGAAAGGTCATGAGTAACATATCTAATCTAGCCGAAGCCAGAGAGGCCAGAAGGCTCCAACAACCGCATCAAAGCAGCGGTAAGGGGTATGCCTTGCTGCACCGTAAAATTATGGATGTGCCGTTTTACAAGGACGCAGAAGCAGCGCATCTGTGGGTTCACTTAATCCTCAAAGCAAAGCATACGCCTGAGTATGTAATGACTGACGCAGGAGAAATTCTGGTAGGCAGAGGGAAGCTACTTGGTGGTAGAAACTCTCTGGCGTTTGAAACAGGACTCAAACCAGATCGCGTTCAGTACCTGCTTAGAAAGTTCAAAAAACTCGGCATGATTGACTGGGTTTCACACGGTAAATTCTCAGTTTTCTCGGTAGAGAAATATGACGATTATCAGTCAAATTTTGTACCAGCAGATTACCAGCAAATTACCACCTCAAAGCCAGCAATACCAATGCCTGCAAGCAATACTGTACCAGCAGATTACCAGCAAATTACCACAGATAAAGAATATAATAATATTATCTCTAATACTGACGTATTAGAGAGTACCGCAGCAGACAAAAAGTCTGACAAGAAAAAACCTTCCGTTAGCTGTCAGGATGTTGTCGATGCTTACCACGAAATCCTTCCTGAAGCGCCAAGAATCCGCGCACTGAATGACAAGCGTAAAAACCAGATCCGAACGTTCTGGCGCAAAGCCGGAGTGATAACCCGACAGCTTGACGGGCATGGTTTCACGATGCAGGACTGGAGAAATTATTTGAGCTACGTTGGCGAAAATTGCCGATGGATGTTCGAAGAGCGCCCAAACCATCAACGCGGAACCGTCTGGCACAAAAAGGGATTTGATTTCCTGCTTAACGATAATACCTACCTGAAAGTTCGTGAGGGTGAACACGATGACCGATAATTTTTATGCGCCGCCCCATAGCATCGAGGCAGAGCAGGCGGTGATTGGTGGATTGCTTCTGGATGATGACAGCAGTGAGCGCGTCCAGAAAGTTCTGGCGATGCTGAAGCCTGATTCATTTTACAGCCGACCACACAAAATCCTTTTCGAAGAAATAACCAGAATGCACCGGGAGCAAAAGCCAGTAGATGGCCTGACGCTTTTCGATGAACTGGAGCGTAAATCGTTAACGGCGTCTGTTGGCGGTTTTGCTTATATCGCTGAGATCGCAAAGAACACGCCAAGCGCCGCAAACATCGTTGCCTATGCAATGCAGGTTCGCGAAACCGCAATGGAACGCTACGCCATCAACCGCATGACTGAAGCGACGGAATTGCTCTATTCCCGCAACGGAATGACTGCGACGCAGAAGTACGAAGCTATTCAGGCGATTTTCACGCAACTGACAGACCATGCAAAAACCGGATCGCGTCGCGGCCTTCGCTCATTTGGCGAGGTCATGGAAGACTGGGTTAGCGACCTTGAGAAGCGATTTGACCCGTCAGGCGAACAGCGAGGAATGAGCACAGGCATCCCATCGCTGGACAGGATGCTGTCACCGAAAGGTCTGGTGAAAGGCTCTCTGTTTGTCATTGGCGCTCGCCCTAAGATGGGGAAAACGACGCTATACAGCCAGATGGCAATCAACTGCGCAGTGCATGAGAAAAAGCCCGCTCTGATGTTCAGCCTTGAAATGCCAGGTGACCAGATACTGGAAAAACTGGTAGGGCAGAAGTCAGGTGTTAACCCGAATATTTTTTACCTTCCGGCGACAAATGACGCTGATGACGGCTATCAGGGTGATTACGATGGTGACTTCAACAGGGCGATCGAAACAGCCAATCGCTTGAGTGAAATCGACATGCTTTACATCGACGACACGCCGGGATTATCTCTGGCTCAAATCGTCAGCGAAAGCCGTCGAATCAAGCGAGAAAAAGGATGTGTTGGCATGATTCTGGTCGATTACCTGACACTAATGACCGCTGAGAAGGCCGATCGCAACGACCTTGCTTACGGCATGATCACCAAAGGACTGAAGAACCTTGCCAAAGAGCTTGATTGCGTTGTTGTGCTTCTGACACAGCTTAACCGCGCACTGGAAAGCCGAACCAATAAACGCCCATTACCAAGTGACTCACGAGATACAGGGCAGATTGAACAGGATTGCGATTATTGGGTGGGGATCCATCGTGAAGGTGCTTTTGATGACAGTGTTCCACCTGGTGAAACCGAACTAATCCTTCGTCTCAATCGTCATGGCAATACCGGCACGGTGTATTGCATTCAGGCAAATGGCGCTATTTATGACACAGACCAACAGTCTGCTGAAATGCGCCGCCGTGAACGCGAGGAACCGCAATCCAAGAAGAAAGGAGGATTCTGATGACCATCTACATCACTGAGCTAATAACAGGCCTGCTGGTAATCGCAGGCCTTTTTATTTGGGGGAGGGTAAATCGTGGCTGAGTTAATTTTCTCTGCATTGAGGATTCTCGGTGCTATGTGGATGGTGGCGACGTTCATTGTTGTTGCCAGAAGTTTTGTCCGGTTGGTAGGCGAAGGTAAAGACCTGGTAGGTGTGCTTTTCGGTAGCATTTTCCTGTGGGTGATTATCGGTGTTATGCCTGTCGCTGTAGCAAAAATGGCGTGGCGTTTTGTGAGTTGAACTGATGGTAAATATCGATGGACGAATCAAGAAAGCAGTTTGAAGAAAGTTGGTTGCGACGTGGAGGCGAATCCTCAGACCTTATCCGTTACCCTGAAAATCACCATGAAATTGGCAGTGGTAATATTGGTGGTCAATACGTGATGGACGATGTTCAAGGCCACTGGCAAACGTGGCAGGCATCGCGATCAGCTATTGAAATAACCGCGCCAAAGTTTATCGACAGCAGAGAAGCATTAGCCAAAGGGTTTACTGTTGATTATTCCAATGGCTTCGGTGATGCAATGGATGCTTATGAGGAAAACATCCGCGCTGCTGGAATCAAAGTGAAGGAGTGAGCATGAGTCGACGAAGTAGCTTTTTGGGGTTTGTAATATTCCTGTCCTGCACTGGTTACATCGTAATCTGGTCAATTTCGAACATTGACCGTGGCGGGGAATATCTCATTGTAATGTTCTTTCCTTTGTTTCTTGGGTGGTACGCCGCAAGGTTGCTGGAAGAATGGGGTTACAGGCATAAAAAATAAAGGAGTGTTCAGTGAAGCAAACCCTTTTTTATTGGATTAAGAGCGAGTGGTAAGTACCGATGGTAAATGCATTTATTTGTAGTTTATTTCTTGTCGCGATTTTTCATGGATTCCTTCTGATGATGAGTTTTGTTCTCTGGAATAATGGATATCGCATATTGGGAGTAGGTTTTGTTTTACGGTTTTCAGTTGTCTGCGCGTTGCTACCGATAATTATGGCGACTATCAAATATTATTGGTAACCCAAAAAATCATCGATGGAGAGTGATATGGACGAATCAAGAAAGCAGTTTGAGGAATACGTTGCCAAAAAATTGAGATTACCATTCGAGATGATAACCGAGGCAAGAAATGGTGATAGGTACTTCGCATTTTCAAGCATGGATATTCGTCACTCCTTAAATGAGTGGTGGACTTTATGGCAGGCATCGCGAGCAGCTATTGAACTGGATATCGACTGGCCAGAATCGAATGACGACTTTTGGAAAGATGGTGAAGAAGGTGCTTATGCGATGGGTTATGAGGATGGGCGTGACAAAACGGTAATTGCAGTAATGAAAGCTATCAGAGCCGCTGGAATTAAAGAGAAGAATTTCGATGAAGCAAACAATATTCCTCCGAACTAAGCAACAACAGCAAGCCGCAATCAACGCCATCCTCGCAACACCACTCGATAAAGACAAGCCAGTCACCATCCGCATTACTGACTACAAGCGCAACCTTGACCAGAACGCAAAATTTCACGCGATGCTGGCGGATATCGCTCGTCAGGTTCAATGGTGCGGCAAATGGTTAAAACCAGAACAATGGAAGGTTTTGTTGATCAGCGGTCATGCAGTGGCAACAAAACAGGAAGCTGATGTTTTGCCCGGGCTTGAAGGCGAATACGTCAACATTCGCGAAAGCAGCGCGCAGATGAGTGTGAAGCGTATGGCAAGTCTTATCGAGTACACAACAGCCTGGGCTATTGGTCATGGTGTCAGATTTACCGACAGGAGGTACGAATGAGACGACAGCGACGAAGTATCACCGACATCATCTGCGAAAACTGCAAATACCTTCCAACGAAACGCTCCAGAAATAAACGCAAGCCAATCCCAAAAGAATCTGACGTAAAAACCTTCAACTACACGGCTCACCTGTGGGATATCCGGTGGCTAAGACATCGTGCGAGGAAATGACAATGGATTATTCACAGTTAAGTGATTTTGAAATTAACGTGGCGGTATTCGAAGCCATTCATAACGGATCACCGGATTACAAAGAAGGTGAGAATGGCGCGATGGTGTTTATCTCATTTGAGGGAGACATTGTAAACGGAGACGCAGTTGAAGTAGAGGTTGAGCGCGGATCCTTTAACCCATGCGCAAACCCAGCAGACGCATGGCCGATTATCACTGAAAACAACATCAGCATAATTTTAGACAATCCCTCAATGCCGTGCGCTACAGACAACGCAAGGGACTTGTTTGATGATGCCGGACCGAATGTTGGTGTCGCATATGACAATCCACTCCGTGCCGCCATGATTGTCTTTCTCATGATGCAGGACGCCAATAATGCTTAGCCCATCCCAATCCCTTCAATACCAGAAAGAAAGCGTCGAGCGGGCTTTAACGTGCGCTAACTGCGGTCAGAAGCTGCATGTGCTGGAAGTTCACGTGTGTGAGCACTGCTGCGCAGAACTGATGAGCGATCCGAATAGCTCAATGTACGAGGAAGAAGACGATGAATGAGTTAATAAATGGCAATGCCATCAAAATGACAAGCATTGAAATCGCTGAGTTGGTGGGTAAGCGTCATGACAATGTGAAACGTACCATCGAAACGCTGGCTAAGAATGGTGTTATCCGGCTTCCTCAAATTGAGGATTGTGGAAGAATCAATGGGTTAGGCTTAAATCAAAGTTTTTGTGTGTATGCATTCGAAGGCGAACAAGGAAAGCGAGACAGTATTGTCGTTGTAGCCCAGTTGTCGCCGGAATTCACCGCTCGTCTTGTTGACCGTTGGCGAGAGCTTGAAGAAACTGCGGTTAATATCCCCAAAACGCTACCAGAAGCGTTGCGCCTTGCTGCTGATCTTGCTGAGCAGAAAATGCAACTGGAAAACCAGCTCGCAATTGCCGCACCTAAAGTTGAGTTTGCCGATCGCGTTGGCGAGGCCAGCGGAATTTTGATTGGAAACTATGCAAAGGTTGTTGGAATTGGTCCAAACAAACTGTTTGCGTGGATGCGCGATCACAAAATCCTTATTGCTTCAGGTTCCCGGCGCAATGTGCCAATGCAGGAATATATGGATCGCGGCTATTTCACAGTGAAAGAAACAGCGGTCAACACAAATCACGGAATACAGATATCGTTCACCACAAAAATCACCGGGCGTGGTCAACAGTGGCTGACCAGAAAGCTGCTCGATAACGGAATGCTGAAAGTAACAGGGGAGGCTGCTTAATGGCTAACCTACGCAAAGAAGCGCGCGGAAGAGAATGCCAGGTACGTATTTACGGCGTATGCAATGGCAATCCTGAAACCACAGTTCTGGCACATTACCGGATGGCTGGAATTTGCGGAACGGGAATGAAGCCTGACGACCTGATCGGCGCATGGGCTTGTAGTGACTGCCACGCGGAGATCGACCGACGCACCCGGATTCTCGACAACAAAGACGCCAGACTTTACCACCTCGAAGGCGTGATCAGGACGCAGGCGATACTGCTGAAGGAGGGGAAGATTAAGTCATGAACGGTAAAAGATATCCAACACAAAAAGAAATCAATGAATTGTATGAATATAATAGCGAAACAGGTTTGTTTATATACAAGAGAAGAGAAAGTGTAAGAGAGTGCTGGAATTCAACATATGCCGGTAAGATTGCTGGTTCTATAGATGAAAAAGGATACGTTCGTATATCTGTAAATAAAAAAGTTTGTCGAGCTCATAGAATCGCATGGATATCCTTTTATGGAAGTGAACCTGATGGGGAAATTGACCACATAAATGGAGTTAAAAGCGATAACAGAATATGCAATTTGCGCGTTGTAGATGATAAACAGAACTCAAGGAACAGAAAAAAGCCTATTAATAATCGCTCTGGAGTAATGGGGGTTGCCTACTATAAGAAGAATAAAAAGTGGGGCGCATATATAAACAGTGATAATAAAAAGATATTTCTTGGATTATACGATGACATATCTCTAGCCGTTAATGCCAGAAAATTGGCGGAATCACGATTGGGGTATCACCATAATCATGGGAGAGGATAAATGGCAGAATACAGATTCACACTTCCGTACCCACCGTCGCTGAACACCTACTGGCGAAGACGGGGAAGCCAATACTACATCAGCGATAAAGGCCAGAAATACCGAAAAGACGTTCAGCAAATCATCCGCCAACTTAAGTTAGACATTTTCACCAAATCACGACTCCGCATCAAAGTCATCGCAGACGTTCCAGACTCCCGCCGCCGCGACCTCGACAACATCCTGAAAGGTTTACTCGACTCCCTTATCCACGCCGGATTTGCGGAAGACGACGAGCAATTCGATGACATTCGCGTAATTCGTGGTGTGAAAGTACCAGGTGGAAGGCTTGGAATAAAAATCACCGAACTGGAGAACGCATGAACGCCACAATTCAAACGATACCAGAGCTTCTTATCCAGACACGAGGCAATCAGACCGAAGTGGCAAGGATGCTTTCCTGCGCAAGAGGAACAGTGCTCAAGTACAACCGAGACAGCAAAGGCGAGCGTCATGTAATAGTTAACGGCGTCCTGATGGTCAAACAGGGCAAGAGGGGAAGACGATGAGCATAAGAGAACTAAACCTCACCAAAGAGCAGCACGATTGGCTGAATGGCTGGCTTGAACTGTGGGGAGCATGGGTTTATTCAGGTCGTCTTGAAAAGCGCATGAGCAGCGTAATAGCGAAGTTCATGGAGAGCGTAGAGCCGGGAAGAGTTATGACAAGGCCAATGTGCAATGATGATGATGGAATGTTGATTTCTCAGGTCGTCGATTCCGTCATGTACATTGACAAGAAAGCCTTTGGCATCCTCCTCAGCTACTACGCTCATGGATCTTCCAAGCACGCCATTGCATCTTACTATCATCGTGTCGCAAGACCTCGCAAGATGTTATGCCGTGGCGGCGGGCGCATTCAAAAACCATCGCTCGCAACCTGTCGCCGGGAAGTTGACGAAATCCTCAATGCCTCGTTGTTTATGATTTATCCGGTTCTGGATAGTGCGTTTAAAAACCGGAAACGTGTAGATAAAATTAAACATGTAGCATAGAACGTGTTGACATCATTGAGCAAATGAGCAACACTATTCGCATAAGCTGCCGTTAGTGACTCTTAAGTTGCAACGGTGGCTTTTTTTGTTTGCACAACAGGTAAGAGCATTCTCCCTTATGGGGCTTGGCTTAAATGCACCGAGTGCTCTTATCGTTGTGGCAGCACAACGATAGTTTTCGTCAGAGTTGGCGACTTTGCGGTTTTTTAGAAACTGACCACAAAGATAAATGCAAACGATGATGTTGTTCTGATGGCGGCGTAATAGCCTGTAAGTCAGCAAGGTCTTCCGACTCCTTGTAAACAAATTCGGCGCACTGGCCCGGTGTGATTAATAATGGGCACACAACAGGTAAGAGCATTGCGCGCCTGACGAGCCCATGAGGGACGAAACGCATTAGCGTCGTGCGGAGTATCCCCAGCCGGGGAATAACTGGATACCAGGGGAGACAACCCTAAGCGCATTTACGAGTGTGTTTAGGGCGTGGGTCGGCAATGACTCCCTGTGCAGCCGACATCTGGCCCGGCAACATACAGTGCTCCTTCCGTTGTGCTGAATTAAGCGAATACCGGAAGCAGAATCGGGTCAACAAATGCGTACAGGCGTCATCGCCTCCCAGTAACAGCACACCCAAACTGAGCCGTAGCCACTGGCTATCCTGAACTCATCAGTGATAGTTACGCTGCGGCCTTCTATACATGACCTTCGTGAAAGCGGGTGGCAAGAGGCTGCGCTAACAACCTCCTGCCGTTTTGCCCGTGCATATCGGTCACGAACAAATCTGATTACTAAACACAGTAGCCTGGATTTGTTCTATCAGTAATCGACCTTATTCCTAATTAAATAGAGCAAATCCCCTTATTGGGGGTAAGACATGAAGATGCCAGAAAAACATGACCTGTTAGCCGCCATTCTCGCGGCAAAGGAACAAGGCATCGGGGCAATCCTTGCGTTTGCAATGGCGTACCTTCGCGGCAGATATAATGGCGGTGCGTTTACAAAAACAGTAATCGACGCAACGATGTGCGCCATTATCGCCTGGTTCATTCGTGACCTTCTCGACTTCGCCGGACTAAGTAGCAATCTCGCTTATATAACGAGCGTGTTCATCGGCTACATCGGTACTGACTCGATTGGTTCGCTTATCAAACGCTTCGCTGCTAAAAAAGCCGGAGTAGAAGATGGTGGAAATCAATAATCAACGTAAGGCGTTCCTCGATATGCTGGCGTGGTCAGAGGGAACTGATAACGGACGTCAGAAAACCAGAAATCATGGTTATGACGTCATTGTTGGCGGAGAGCTATTCACTGATTACTCCGATCACCCTCGCAAACTTGTCACGCTAAACCCAAAACTCAAATCAACAGCAGCCGGACGTTACCAGCTTCTTTCCCGTTGGTGGGATGCCTACCGCAAGCAGCTTGGACTGAAAGACTTCTCTCCGAAAAGCCAGGACGCTGTGGCATTGCAGCAGATTAAAGAGCGTGGTGCTTTACCGATGATTGACCGCGGTGATATTCGTCAGGCAATCGACCGTTGCAGTAATATCTGGGCTTCACTGCCGGGCGCTGGTTATGGTCAGTTCGAGCATAAGGCTGACAGCCTGATTGCAAAATTCAAAGAGGCTGGCGGAACGGTCAGAGAGATTGAGGTATGAGCAGAGTCACCGCGATTATCTCCGCTCTGGTTATCTGCATCATCGTCTGCCTGTCATGGGCTGTTAATCATTACCGTGATAATGCCATCGCCTACAAAGAGCAGCGCGATAAAGCCAGGTACATCATCGCTGACATGCAGAAGCGTCAACGTGATGTAGCAGAACTTGACGCCAGATACACAAAGGAGCTTGCTGATGCTAATGCGACTATCGAAAGTCTCCGTGCTGATGTTTCTGCTGGTCGTAAGCGCCTGCAAGTCGCCGCCACCTGTGCAAAGTCAACGACCGGAGCCAGCAGCATGGGCGATGGAGAAAGTCCAAGACTTACAGCAGATGCTGAACTCAATTATTACCGTCTCCGAAGTGGAATCGACAAGATAACCGCGCAGGTTAACTACCTGCAGGAATACATCAGGACGCAATGCCTTCGATGATAGCGATAATTTTACTCATCATCCTTCACATCTGGCTCTGTAGACAGGATGGTGATCACTTCTGGAGTGAATCCAGATTAAACATCTCATTGCTGATGCTTGATATTGAGCATCTTGCGCGCGGTAAGGGGCTGCGTTGAGATAAGAGCCAGTCATTACAAATACCAGGATTTAGCCTCGCATTCGCGGGGCTTTTTATTGCCATTACAAAAGCCATTCCCTACAGAGTGGCTTTGATAATGGCTTATACCCTACACGGGATAACTTAACTGATATCCCTTTTAACGGATAAACGGAGCCAACAATGGCAGAGATTATTCCCATGACTGAAGAACAGAAATTCCAGTTAGAGATTTACAAACTGGTCATGAACCAGAACGCAGCCGCAGAAGAAGCATTTCAATTCATTGGCACTGACGAGCTGAAGCTTGAGCTATTCAAAATTCACTTCCAGTCAGGCGGCGCTAATTCAGATATCACGACCCGCACTATCGAAGCGGTGCGTAAATCGAAGGAAGCGTTAGACCTGTTCACTACCGGAGCATAAACATGGCGCGCCCAACAAAGTATCAAGAGGCGTACGCCGAACAGGCACGCAAACTGTGCTTGCTGGGCTACACCGATGCAGAGCTTGCTGATTTCTTCGAAGTCAGTGAGTCAACTATTAACAAGTGGAAGCTTGATTATCCTAAGTTTTCGGAGTCCATAAAAAAGGGTAAGGCCGTCGCTGATGCAGAAGTTAGTGACCGTCTTTATCAACGCGCTATGGGCTTCGTGGCTCCAGACATCGATATTCGTGTTATTGAAAACAGAATTGTCGAAACTCCGCTTGAGAAGTATTACCCGCCTGATACAACAGCTGCCATCTTCTGGCTTAAGAACCGACAGAAGGATAAATGGCGCGACAAGGTTGATCACGAATTAACAGGCAAAGACGGCGGCGCAATCCAGATTGAAACATCACCGATGAGCACTCTATTCGGAAAATGACCTCGATTAATCCTATCTTTGAACCGTTCATTGAGGCGCATCGCTACAAAGTCGCCAAAGGCGGTCGAGGTAGCGGTAAATCATGGGCAATTGCGAGGCTGCTTGTTGAGGCGGCGCGTCGGCAGCCTGTGCGTATTCTCTGCGCTCGTGAACTGCAAAACAGTATCAGCGATTCGGTGATCCGGCTGCTTGAAGACACCATCGAGCGTGAAGGATATTCGGCTGAGTTTGAAATTCAGCGTTCAATGATTCGTCATCTCGGAACGAATGCTGAATTCATGTTCTACGGCATAAAAAACAACCCGACGAAGATTAAATCGCTAGAAGGTATTGATATCTGCTGGGTGGAGGAAGCGGAAGCGGTAACGAAGGAATCATGGGATATCCTGATACCAACCATCCGTAAGCCGTTCTCTGAAATATGGGTGAGCTTTAACCCGAAAAACATCCTCGACGATACCTATCAGCGATTCGTTGTAAATCCTCCCGATGATATTTGCCTGCTGACGGTGAACTACACCGACAACCCGCATTTTCCTGAAGTTCTCCGTCTGGAGATGGAAGAGTGTAAACGCAGAAATCCGACACTGTATCGTCACATCTGGCTTGGTGAGCCGGTAAGCGCAAGTGATATGGCAATCATCAAACGTGAATGGCTTGAAGCTGCTACCGATGCGCACAAGAAACTCGGATGGAAAGCGAAAGGCGCTGTTGTCTCTGCGCATGACCCATCAGATACAGGGCCAGATGCTAAAGGTTATGCATCGCGTCACGGTTCGGTGGTTAAGCGCATTGCCGAAGGTCTACTGATGGACATCAACGAGGGTGCTGACTGGGCTACTTCTCTGGCGATTGAAGACGGCGCTGACCACTACCTGTGGGATGGCGATGGCGTTGGTGCCGGGCTACGCAGACAGACAACGGAAGCATTCTCCGGTAAGAAAATCACCGCCACGATGTTTAAGGGCAGCGAATCGCCGTTCGATGAAGATGCACCGTATCAGGCCGGAGCATGGGCTGATGAAGTCGTGCAGGGCGACAACGTTCGCACTATTGGCGATGTGTTCCGCAATAAGCGAGCGCAATTCTATTACGCGCTGGCTGACAGGTTGTATCTGACATATCGGGCGGTTGTCCACGGTGAGTATGCAGACCCCGACGACATGCTGAGCTTCGACAAAGAAGCGATAGGCGAGAAGATGCTGGAGAAGCTGTTTGCAGAACTGACGCAGATTCAGCGCAAATTCAATAACAACGGGAAGCTGGAGCTTATGACTAAGGTCGAAATGAAGCAGAAGCTCGGTATTCCATCTCCTAACCTGGCTGATGCGCTGATGATGTGTATGCATTGCCCGGCATTGGTCCGCGAAGAAACAGAAATATACGTTCCCTCATCCTCCGGTTGGTAAACATGGCAGAGACATTAGAGAAAAAACATGAGCGGATCATGCTCAGGTTTGACCGCGCCTATTCTCCACAGAAGGAAGTGCGCGAAAAGTGCATTGAAGCTACGAGGTTTGCTCGTGTCCCCGGAGGTCAATGGGAAGGAGCAACGGCGGCTGGAACTAAGCTTGATGAGCAGTTCGAGAAGTATCCTAAGTTTGAAATCAATAAGGTAGCAACTGAACTTAACCGCATCATTGCAGAATACCGCAATAACAGAATCACTGTTAAGTTTCGTCCTGGTGACAGAGAGGCAAGCGAAGAGTTAGCCAATAAATTAAATGGTCTGTTCCGTGCTGACTACGAAGAAACTGATGGCGGTGAGGCTTGCGATAATGCATTTGACGACGCTGCTACTGGTGGTTTCGGTTGCTTCCGTTTGACGTCGATGCTGGTCAATGAATACGACCCCATGGACGATCGTCAGCGTATTGCTATTGAACCAATATACGACCCGTCGCGCTCTGTGTGGTTTGACCCTGACGCTAAGAAGTACGACAAATCTGACGCGTTGTGGGCGTTCTGCATGTATTCGTTGTCACCTGAAAAATATGAGGCTGAATACGGAAAGAAACCTCCTGCTTCTCTGGATGTAACGTCTATGACCAGTTGGGAATATGACTGGTTTGATGAAGATGTTATTTACATAGCGAAGTATTACGAAGTTCGTAAAGAGTCTGTTGACGTCATCAGTTATCGACATCCAATCACTGGAGAGATTGCAACATACGACAGTGATCAGGTTGAAGATATTGAAGATGAACTGGCAATAGCTGGATTTCATGAAGTGGCAAGGCGCTCAGTGAAGCGCCGTCGTGTGTATGTATCCGTAGTGGATGGTGATGGTTTCCTTGAGAAACCTCGACGTATTCCTGGTGAGCATATCCCCCTCATCCCGGTTTATGGAAAACGCTGGTTCATTGATGACATTGAGCGTGTCGAAGGACATATTGCAAAAGCAATGGATCCACAGCGTTTGTATAACCTTCAGGTATCAATGCTGGCTGATACTGCAGCACAAGACCCCGGTCAGATCCCTATAGTTGGCATGGAGCAAATTCGTGGACTTGAGAAGCACTGGGAGGCTCGCAACAAGAAACGACCAGCGTTCTTGCCGTTGCGCGAAGTGAGAGATAAATCTGGCAACATTATCGCTGGAGCTACCCCGGCAGGATATACACAGCCTGCGGTTATGAATCAGGCATTGGCTGCATTACTACAGCAAACCAGTGCAGATATTCAGGAGGTTACAGGCGGCAGTCAGGCCATGCAGCAGATGCCAAGTAATATTGCTCAGGAAACGGTTAACAACTTGATGAACAGAGCAGATATGGCTTCGTTTATCTATCTGGACAATATGGCGAAAAGTCTTAAACGCGCTGGTGAAGTATGGCTGTCAATGGCGCGTGAAGTGTACGGTTCAGAACGTGAAGTGCGCATCGTTAACGAAGATGGAAGTGATGATATCGCTGTCATGAGCGCACAGGTTGTTGACAGGCAAACAGGGGCTGTTGTTGCGTTAAATGACCTTTCTGTCGGTCGATACGATGTGACGGTTGATGTTGGACCAAGCTACACAGCACGACGTGATGCAACGGTTTCTGTACTGACAAATGTCCTTAGCTCTATGCTTCCAACAGACCCAATGCGCCCGGCAATTCAGGGTATTATTCTGGACAATATCGATGGCGAAGGCCTTGATGACTTCAAAGAGTACAACCGAAACCAACTGCTGATATCTGGCATTGCAAAACCACGCAATGAGAAAGAGCAGCAGATTGTTCAACAGGCGCAAATGGCAGCACAAAGCCAGCCAAATCCTGAAATGGTTCTCGCTCAGGCGCAAATGGTAGCAGCGCAGGCAGAAGCGCAAAAAGCAACTAACGAAACTGCTCAAACTCAAATCAAAGCATTTACTGCCCAGCAGGATGCGATGGAGAGTCAGGCAAACACTGTCTATAAACTGGCTCAAGCCAGAAACATCGATGACAAAGCAGTGATGGAGGCAATACGCCTTCTGAAAGATGTCGCCGAGTCACAACAACAGCAATTCCAGTCACCACCACAGTCTCCGGCAGACTTAATGCCGAGTTAACCAGGAGTAATCAATGGAAAACGAACTGATCATCGACGGTCAGGTTATTGGCCTGTCTGAAACACAGGAAAATGCAGAAGAAACCATCATCCAAACAGAGTCACAGCCTGAGAATGAAAGCCAGGATGACAACGGTAAAGAGGTGGCAATTGAGCCTGAAAAAACCGAAGAGACACCAGAAGATTACGCCTTGCGTATTGGTGATGAAGAAATTCAGCTTAACGCTGACGATGATGATCACATTGACGGGCAACCTGCACCGCAATGGGTGAAAGATCTTCGCAAAGGCTTCAAAGAAACACAGAAAGAAAACCGTGAGTTGCGCCGCCAGCTTGAGGAAGCATTAGCCAAGCCTGCGGAACATCAGCAACCACAACCAGACGCTATTCCACCAAAACCGACTCTTGAGTCGTGTGATTATGACGAACAGGCGTTTGAACAGGCATTGACTGATTGGCATGAGAAAAAAGGCCGTGTCGAACAGCAGCAGCAACAAAAACTACGTCAGCAACAGGAATACCAACAGCGTTTCCAGCAAAGGGTAGAAGCGCATAAACAACGGGCAGCCAAACTTCCTGTGAAAGATTATCAGGAAATGGAGGCCATTGTTCTTAGTGAGCTACCACCAATTCAGCAGGAAATCATCATTCACTGTGCAGACGAAGGCTCTGAACTACTCGCCTATGGCTTAGGTAAGAGCCAGCAATTACGCCAGCGTGTAGCCGCTGAGACAGATCCAATTCGCGCAGCATTCCTCTTGGGGCAGATTAGCAAACAGGTAAGCCTTGCTCCAAAACCAAAGAAAGCCATCAAGCCAGAGCCGGAAGTACGTGGTGGCGGTGCTGATGCGAAACAAGACGAATTCAACAAATTATGCCCCGGCGCAAAAATCGAATAAGGAAAAGATAAATGCATAACAATCTCGACAGTAACGTCAGTCAAATCGTTCTGAAAAAATTCCTTCCTGGTTTTATGTCAGATTTAGTTCTGGCGAAAACCGTAGACCGTCAGTTGCTGGCAGGTGAAATCAACTCCAGCACTGGCGATAGCGTTAGCTTTAAACGTCCGCATCAATTCTCATCCCTCCGTACTCCCACTGGTGATATTTCAGGGCAAAATAAAAACAACCTGATCTCAGGTAAAGCTACGGGGCGTGTAGGTAACTACATCACTGTTGCTGTTGAATATCAGCAACTGGAGGAAGCGATCAAGCTTAACCAACTGGAAGAAATTCTCGCGCCGGTTCGCCAGCGAATCGTTACCGACCTTGAAACAGAGCTTGCTCACTTCATGATGAATAACGGTGCGTTGTCACTTGGTAGCCCCAATACTCCAATCACCAAATGGTCTGATGTTGCGCAGACGGCATCTTTCCTGAAAGACCTCGGCGTTAATGAAGGTGAAAACTATGCTGTAATGGATCCATGGTCTGCACAGCGACTTGCTGATGCGCAGACTGGTTTGCACGCTTCAGATCAATTGGTTCGTACTGCATGGGAGAATGCGCAGATTCCAACCAATTTTGGCGGCATTCGCGCACTGATGTCTAATGGGCTTGCCTCTCGTACGCAGGGGGCATTTGGCGGAACACTGACAGTCAAAACACAGCCAACTGTTACCTATAACGCAGTTAAAGACTCATACCAGTTCACTGTAACATTGACCGGAGCGACAGCCAGCGTTACAGGTTTTCTGAAAGCTGGTGATCAGGTTAAATTCACCAATACCTACTGGCTGCAACAGCAGACCAAACAGGCGTTGTATAACGGAGCCACACCAATTAGCTTCACTGCAACGGTTACTGCTGATGCTAATTCAGACAGCAGTGGCGATGTGACGGTTACGCTTTCTGGTGTTCCGATTTATGACACTACAAACCCGCAGTACAACTCTGTAAGTCGTCAGGTAGCGGCAGGCGATGCCGTATCTGTAGTAGGCACTGCTAGCCAGACAATGAAGCCAAACCTGTTCTATAACAAGTTCTTCTGTGGACTTGGCTCTATCCCACTGCCGAAACTGCACAGTATTGATTCTGCTGTTGCAACATATGAAGGTTTCTCCATCCGCGTACATAAATACGCAGATGGCGATGCCAACGTGCAAAAAATGCGCTTTGACTTACTGCCTGCATATGTGTGCTTTAACCCTCACATGGGCGGTCAGTTCTTCGGTAATCCGTAATAACAAGGGGCTTCCGCCCCTTTTATGTTTTAAGGAAACAATATGGATCGCATGAGTGTATTCCTTGCCGCAGATAACGAATCCGGACATGTACAGGCCGTTATCGCAGAAAAAGACTTCCAGTTTTTCGAAAAGTTGGGCTTTGTTGCCTCAGTTGATGAATTGAAATCGACCAGCAAGCGAGGTCGTAAGGCGGCAGACAATGGCAACAGTACTGACAAAGGGTGAGATCGTCCTTTTTGCGCTTCGTAAGTTTGCTATTGCTTCTAATGCATCGCTGACTGATGTTGAGCCGCAATCAATTGAAGATGGTGTAAATGATCTGGAAGATATGATGTCCGAGTGGATGATTAACCCCGGCGACATTGGTTACGCTTTCGCAACTGGAGATGAGCAGCCATTACCAGATGATGAGTCAGGTCTTCCAAGAAAATACAAACACGCAGTAGGCTATCAGTTATTGCTGAGAATGCTATCTGATTACAGCCTTGAGCCAACTCCGCAAGTTCTCAGTAACGCCCAACGCTCATATGATGCCTTGATGACCGACACTCTGGTTGTTCCTTCAATGCGACGACGTGGAGATTTTCCTGTAGGACAGGGTAATAAATATGACGTGTTTACATCTGACCGATATTATCCAGGCGATCTCCCTATGATTGATGGCGATATCCCAAACGCATAGGTGAATAAATGCCGATTCAGCAACTTCCGCTTATGAAAGGTGTCGGCAAAGACTTTCGAAACGCCGACTATATCGACTATCTGCCAGTGAATATGTTGGCTACACCCAAAGAAATCCTGAGCAGCAGCGGATATCTTCGCTCATTCCCGGGCATTGCCAAACGCTCTGATGTAAACGGTGTATCGCGCGGCGTCGAGTACAACATGGCGCAGAGTGCTGTTTATCGCGTGTGTGGTGGCAAGCTGTACAAAGGAGAAAATGCAGTCGGTGATGTTGCCGGAAGTGGTCGCGTATCAATGGCACATGGTCGGACATCTCAGGCTGTAGGCGTTAATGGTCAACTGGTCGAGTATCGCTATGATGGCACGGTTAAAACCGTCTCAAACTGGCCTGCAGACAGCGGATTCACTCAGTATGAGTTAGGTTCGGTTCGCGACATTACGCGCTTGCGTGGGCGTTATGCGTGGTCAAAAGACGGCACCGATTCATGGTTTATCACTGACCTTGAAGACGAATCGCATCCTGACCGATACAGCGCACAATATCGTGCCGAGTCTCAGCCTGACGGCATCATTGGCATCGGAACATGGCGAGACTTCATCGTCTGTTTTGGTTCATCGACGATTGAGTATTTTTCCCTGACTGGTGCAACCACCGTTGGTGCCGCTTTGTATGTCGCACAGCCATCGCTGATGGTGCAGAAAGGTATTGCCGGAACCTATTGCAAAACGCCATTCGCTGATTCCTATGCGTTCATCAGCAATCCGGCAACAGGTGCTCCGTCTGTGTATATCATCGGCTCCGGTCAGGTATCACCAATCGCCAGCGCGAGCATTGAGAAAATACTACGCTCCTACACTGCTGATGAACTTGCTGATGGCGTGATGGAATCGCTGCGATTTGATGCGCATGAACTGCTGATTATCCACCTTCCGCGCCACGTCCTCGTGTACGACGCATCTTCAAGCGCCAATGGTCCGCAATGGTGTGTACTGAAAACAGGCTTGTATGACGATGTGTACCGCGCTATCGACTTCATTTACGAAGGCAATCAGATAACGTGCGGCGATAAGCTGGAATCGGTGACCGGGAAATTGCAATTCGATATCAGCAGCCAGTACGACAAGCAACAGGAACATCTGCTGTTTACTCCTCTGTTCAAAGCGGATAACGCCAGAGTGTTCGATCTTGAGGTTGAATCGTCAACTGGCGTTGCGCAGTACGCCGACCGCCTGTTCCTCTCTGCAACCACTGACGGCATAAATTACGGACGTGAGCAGATGATTGAACAGAATGAACCGTTCGTTTACGACAAACGTGTTTTGTGGAAGCGAGTCGGGCGCATCAGGAAAAATGTTGGCTTCAAATTGCGCGTTATCACGAAGTCACCTGTCACTCTGTCAGGCTGCCAGATAAGGATCGAGTAATGGCTGATTCTAATCTCAATGAGCCGGTAATCATCCAGGCTACACGGCTAGACACATCAGTCCTTCCACGCAATATCTTCTCGCAGTCATATCTGCTGTACGTTATCGCACAGGGTACTGATGTTGGTAACGTGGCGAACAAGGCCAACGAAGCAGGGAAGGGGGCTTATGATGCACAGGTGAAGAATGATGAGCAGGATGTCACCCTTGCAGACCATGAATCCAGAATTGAAGCTGCTGAAGCAACTCTCATCAATCATGAACATAGAATCGCAGCAGCGGAAAGCACTCTTGCAGATCATGAAACAAGGATTACGGCTGCTGAAACAGAGCTGGCTGATCACGAGACGCGAATTGCTGCCAATGAATCTGAGTTAGCAAACCATGATGCGCGCATAACTCAGAATACAACCGATATCGACGCACTTGATACCAGGCTCACAGCGGCAGAAGGAAGTATTTCGACGCTACAGAGCACAGTTGGTGATCACTCAACAAGAATATCTGCGCTTGAGTATGCCACCACGCGCAAGAAATCAGAGGTTGTTTACTCAGGAGTATCTGTAACCATCCCGACAGCGCCGACTAACCTTGTTAGCCTGCTGAAAACGCTCACGCCGTCATCCGGCACGTTGTCACCATTCTTCGACACCGTTAACAACAAGATGGTTGTGTTCAACGAGAGCAAAACCTTGTTCTTCAAGCTGTCGATTGTCGGGACGTGGCCCAGCGGAACCACCAACAGGTCAATGCAGCTAACCTTTTCCGGCTCTGTTCCTGACACGTTGGTCAGCAGTCGTAATGCGGCGACAACAACCGACAACATCCTGTTAGCTACGTTCTTCAGTGTGGATAAAGACGGCTTTCTTGCCACAAATGGCAGCACGTTAACCATTCAGTCAAATGGTGCGGCGTTTACTGCCACAACCATCAAAATCATTGCGGAGCAGTGATGGAAATAAAGCTCATCGATAATCCGGTGAAGCTTGCAGAATTCCTCAACAACCCGGCAAACACGGGAAATATCGTAGACAGTGGAGACAAATACTACATCAAGCCTGATGCGGTATATCTCGGCATCTACGAAGGATTAGTGCTGGCTGGAGTTCATGAAGTGCGTAACTTCTGGCATAGCGTTGTTGAATGCCATGCGGTGTATGACCCCGGATTCCGTGGAGAATATGCACTGCAAGGGCATCGATTATTCTGCAAATGGCTTCTCGAAAACTCACCATTCCTTAACAGCATCACCATGGTTCCTGACACCACCAAATACGGACGGGCAATTATCCGTTTGCTTGGCGCTACCCGTGTTGGTCACCTTGATGATGCGTACATGAGTAACGGAAAACCGGTTGGAATCACCCTCTATCAATTACCTCGTTCGAAATATGAGGAGCTATTAAATGTTAGTACTTAGCGAAAGCTTCAAGAATAAATTGCTTCCCATGAATGGGTATATGAAAGGCGGCAGCGACTCCGGCTCTAAAGCCCAGGCACGCGCAACTGAAAAGGGCATCGAATTGCAGCGTGAAATGTGGCAAACGAACATGCAGAACCTTGCGCCGTTCACGCCACTCGCTCAGCAGTACGTATCACAGTTGCAAAATCTTTCCTCTCTACAGGGGCAAGGTCAGGCGCTTAACCAGTATTACAACTCTCAGCAATATAAAGACCTTGCAGGGCAGGCGCGCTATCAGAGTCTGGCAGCAGCAGAGGCAACGGGTGGATTAGGCTCTACAGCAACAGGAAACCAGTTAGCAGCAATCGCACCTACACTCGGTCAAAACTGGCTGTCAGGTCAGATGAACAACTACAACAATCTGGCAAATATCGGCCTTGGCGCTCTTACAGGTCAGGCAAACGCCGGGCAGAACTATGCCAACAACGTCAGCCAATTGTATCAACAGCAGGCTGCCGCATCTGCGGCTAATGCGAATAAACCATCAGGATTTCAGAGCGCCTTGGGTGGAGCGGCAGCAGGTGCAGCTGCAGGTACTGCAATCATGCCTGGTTGGGGTACAGCAATTGGTGCTGGCGTCGGTCTTCTTGGTTCACTTTTTTAATGGAGGTGTCTCTTGGCTACATGGCAACAGGCTGGTAATTCAGGCGCGCTTCTTGCCGGGTTAGGCGGCATGAACTCCAACGCTCCAAGAGCAAGTGATGCAGACGCCACGCTTGCATACATTCGACAGAATAACGAGATGGAGCGTTCAGGACGTAATAACGTTGGCTTGCAGGCTTTGCAGGGCATTTCATCTGTCATGGATATGTATAAGCAGATGGATCAGCAGAAGCGACAGCAAGAGTTTCAGCAGGCTTATGCTGATGCATATACATCTGGTGACCGCGATGCAATGCGAAAACTGGCATCACAGTATCCTGAGCAGTTTGACGCTGTAAGAAACGGCATGAAATTTGTCGATGAAGACCAGCGTTCCACTGTCGGCACACTGGCAGCAAGTGCCAGACTGGCAGCTTCATCTCCAGAAGCCATGATGTCATGGTTGCAGAACAACTCATCTGAGCTTACTCGTGCCGGAGTAGACCCTCTGGATGTGGCGAAAATGTATCAGCAAAATCCACAAGGTTTCACAGAGTTTGTTGATCACCTTGGAATGGCTGCTCTTGGTCCGATTGATTACTTCAATGTTCAGGACAAGATGGCTGGTCGTGAAATTGACCGAGGAAGGCTGGCAGAGACAATCCGCAGCAATCAGGCTGGAGAGGCGCTTCAGGCGAGAGGGCAGGATATTAGCCGAGCAAATGCGTTAACGTCAGCATATGCACCAACAGCTGCAATGCAGAATTATAATCAGTACGCGCAAATGTTAAAGGCGGATCCCGATGGTGCAGCGGCATTTGCGGCAGCGGCGGGAATTAATCCCAATGCTAAGAAATTACTTAAGGTTGAAACCAATCCTGATGGCTCGGTAACTAAGTATTACACCGATGGCAGCGAGGAAGCCGGAAAACTAAACCAACCTATATCTGGTGATGGCATTAAACCAATTAGCTTGCCACAAGCGCAAAGCATCATAGATAAGGCTAATGAGGGTTCCAAGAAGGCGGCAGGATTTGCTTTGCGATTAAAAGATTCAATGGACTCAATGAATCAGCTTAGTAAAAGCATTGACCCTAAGCGAGTTGCATTAATAAATCGCTCTCTTGGTGATGGGACTATTGCAAATTTAAGCCTATCACCAGCGGAGCAGCAATATATGGTAAATGCGAGAGACGCCTTGTATGCAATTTTGCGCCCAGAAACAGGTGCAGCAATTACTCTGCCAGAGATGCAGGAGTATTCCAAAATGTACCTGCCTCAGCCCGGTGATTCCAAGGCTGCTACTGAAACAAAAATGCGAAAAATGCAGGGCCAATATAACTCATTACGTGGTCAGTCTGGTCGCGTTTATGATGCTTTGGTGGTTTCAAGTGCTGCAAATAGTCAACAACAGAGCAATAGCCAACAACCGGCAAATACCCAACAGCAGCAGAGTCAATCCGGATCATATACCTCAAAATCAGGCATTCAATTTACGGTGGAATGATGAAAGTAACTGCAAACGGTAAGACATTTACCTTCCCTGATGGTACGAGCACGGAAGATATTGGCACCGCCATTGATGAGTATTTTGCTGGTCAGGCTGTTCAGCAACAAACAGTTAATCAGGCCAATAATGAACCAGCACGTGAAGAACCATCATTGATGCAACAAGCTGGCGATTGGCTCACAGGTGCTCAAAGTGCAGGGCAAATTGCAGAACAGGCTGGTCGTGGTCTGGTAAACATACCATTTGACGTATTGCAGGGTGGCGCAAGTCTGATTAATGCAATCAGCCAGGGGCTTGGTGGCCCCAAGGTTTTGGATGATGTTTATCGCCCTGTCGATCGACCGACAGACCCTTATGCGCAAGCTGGAGAAACAATTGGCGGGTATTTAGTTCCAGGAGTTGGAACGGCAGGAAGCATGGCTATTGGATCACTGGCAGAAGCCGCAAACCAGAAAGGTGATTTCGCGCAAAATGCAGCCATAAATGCCGGAGTTAACCTTGCCGCTCAGGGTGTTCTTTCCGCAGCAGCAAAGGGAATAGGGCGTGGAATAACGGCTATAAAAGGCGATATCGCGCCAGAAGTAGCGAAAAAAATTGCCACCTCAGAATCAATGGGTGTGACGCCAATGACATCTGATGTCATCCCACCGAAAAATGCTTTCACTCGTGGCCTTACTCAGGATGCCGAGGGGGCTTTGCTCGGGACAGGCTCAAAGCGAGCTGAGCAATATGCAACGCGTAGTAAGCTGGTAAGTAATTATTTTGACCGTTTTGGTGAGTACAACCCTGATGATGTGGTGAAATCTCTGACCACCACGTTAAGGGGGCGGAAGGATGCCGCTGGCGCTGTTATCAATGACGTCACCAATAAAATGGGTAATGCCTCAGTTGATACCACAAATACCATGAATGCTCTGAATACAGCGATCGCAAGACAGGAACGGCTTGGGACATCTGCCAATCAAAGCCTGCTTACATCCTTGCGTAACCTACGTGAAGAATTAGCAAACCCTGCAACTGATTTGGATGTTACGTTTGATCTCTTGCGTCAGCACAGAACAGCATTTAGATCTAATGTTCAGGGAGATGCTATGGTCTTCCCCAACCAGGCAAAAGCAGCTACCAATATGGTAGAGAATGCAATGTCAAAAGACCTTCGTAACGCAGTTGCTAAAAACCTCGGTGCATCAGACGCAGCAAAATACCTTAAAGCAAATTCCGATTATGCAAACGTTTATAATAAGGTGCTTAATAAAAACATTGCTAACAAGCTCAACAAGGCAAGCAGTGAAGCCAGTCCTGAACTTATAAATACCGTTGTATTAAGCAGAAAACCATCTGACGTGAAACGAATCTGGAGCGCATTGGATGATAAAGGGAAAGATGCTATGCGTGCAGCTTACGTCAGCAAAATAGCGGAAAAATCCGGTGACTCTCCAGCCAAGTTCATCACTGAAGTTAATAAGCTGAAATCTCAGTCAGGCGGTGAAATTTACAACACTATTTTTTCTGGAAAGCACATGAAAGAGCTTGATGCTCTTCATGAAGTTCTACAGCAAACAGCAAGGTCAGACACCGCAAATGTAGTAACTCAGACGGGGCAATCGCAAGCCAACAGGATAAGGACGATTGGCGCAACTGCGACTCTTGGCGTATCAATGGGGCTTGAGGCTGGTTTCGGTGCAATGATGCGCTTGTATGAGTCCAAAGCAGCAAGGAATGCTCTCTTACGTTTGGCAAACACCAAAGCAGGAACGCCAGCCTATGAAAGAGCGCTAAATAATGCTGCAAATGCGATACGCCCTATACTTTCAAGCCAAATTACAGCAGAACAGCAATAAAAGATAAGATATAACTACCTGATATTACTGCTACTGTTGCATGTTACCGTGTTTCCAAATCCTGAATTGCAGTTTGTATATGTGTCAACGCGTGTTGGGTAAGGTTGAGTTATAACAGGCTGGCGCGCTTTTTGCTCGATCGCTTGCATTGTGTTTACAGCCTGATAATTCAATAAAGCCTGCTGGAATGCTTGGCTTTGCGCTATTTGTTGGGCTTGTTCTTGGCTTTGTAATTGAACATAAAGATTCTGAAGTTCAAGTCTTGCCTGTGTGTCACTTATCTTGCCTTCATCGACACCTTGCCCGAGCATCTTCGCAGCAAGGACATACAGCTTAGGTGTTGGTGCTGATGCCATGCGAGAGTCGTTCTTCAAGCTGGCATCAAGGCAATTAGCCATATCGCTAAGCTTTGGATAGCGTTGCTCGCAACTTGCCTGATAGTCGCTTACTTTTGCGCACCCAGCCAGCAGAAGCGGGATAATTAACAGTGATTTTTTCATATAATTAACTCTCCTTAGTTTTGCGCAGGATACCATGAAAAAAGTTAACATTGGAAACGTACCAAAGATGCTAGTACCGCTCTTTGAGAGCGGTACAATTGTGTTTTGTAGAGACTTTCCAGAATGGCAACGCCTGCATCAAAAACTTGGCGTTGACGTGCATGACTCGGACGCCAACGGAGCGTCTCATACAATGAGTAGCGAGAATGGTGTTTTGCATGTGATAGGCGTGTTCAATGGCAAACTATCTACTATTGCCCATGAGTGCGCTCACATGGCATTCGATATCTGCTCAAGGGTCGGTGTTGATGTTGAACCAGGAAGAGCCAACGAGACTTACTGCTACTTAATGAGCAGGCTTGTTGAGTTCTGCGAGCGACATATCAAAAAGCCGGAGTGATCCGGCTTGATTATTACTTTTTGCTGTCTGGAGTTCGCTTATCTAATACCCAGCCATGACCTGGCTTTGTTGTTGGTGGAAGCCTTTCGTTGTCCTTGACGGTGGCAAAATTGTCTTTCTTACCGCCGCGCGGGCCAACTTCTTGGTATATTCCGCCGTTTTTTCCTGTGTTTTCACCTGGTTTTTTCGCCATGATATACCTCAACATACACCCGTTATTGGGCGATTAAATATTGATCTCATTTTATAAGTAGTCAATATGGCCCAGGTAAATGCAAAAATTAACCCACCGTCAGGTGGGTTTTTTGTACAAATCCTTCAGCGTATCAAACACCATCTTCTTAACAAGTTCGGACTGCTCATCAGCGATGCGTTCCGCATCGTCTCGATAGCCTGAAATTTTGGATGGCTTTGATACAGCATCAGTAACTATCTGAACTAATTCTGAATTAAGAGAGCGGCCATTGGATTTGGCTCGCTGTTTTAGTTTTTCCTTTAATTCGTAAGGTAGCCGCAGATTAAATTGCGGGTCATCTCTTCCCATTCTTGATGCCTCGCTTTTGTGAGTGGATCGGCATCTTATTATCTGCTGGTTGCATCCTCAATAAGACCACAGTGGTCTCTTTGTTTGATTAATAATGCATCACTGTGGCAATGCTGCGGCGATTCCTTGTATCTGGAGCAAATTAAATGACAGACATTACAGCCAATGTTGTAGTCAGCATGCCTTCGCAACTCTTCACTATGGCTCGTTCTTTTAAAGCCGTAGCTAATGGAAAGATTTATATCGGTAAAATTGACACTGACCCAGTAAATCCTGAAAACCAGATTCAGGTTTATGTAGAGAACGAAGACGGCTCTCATGTTCCCGTTTCGCAACCAATCATCATTAACGCCGCTGGTTACCCTGTATATAACGGACAGATTGCCAAATTCGTAACTGAGCAAGGCCATTCTATGGCTGTTTATGATGCGTATGGTGCACAGCAGTTCAAATTCCCAAATGTGCTGAAGTATGACCCGGATCAGTTAAGAGTAGTTTTGACTGGACAGTCTGGTGATGGACTTAAGAATTTTTATGCTGGCTCAGGATGGACTGGTTCAGATGCAGCTGGTGACAATATTTATAACAATGAAACTATCATATATAAAAATGCTACACGACAGAGATTCTCCATACCAGAAACACCAATTCCAGATCCCATTATTTGGCTGGAAAAAATTAGTTCTGCAACTAGGGATGACGGCATCAAACGATGGGATCAGGGGGTAATTTATAACTCTTTGCGCAAGGTGTCAGGAAGTGCATATACATGCACAACTACAAGTGTTGCTAAGCATGAGGGAGGGAATGGGCATTCAATTGGTCACCACATGCGTGGAGAATCAAGAAATCCGCAAGCCGAAACATGGGGGGGGTGGTCATATGGTGCAGTATTAGGAGATGCAGTGCAGAATGGAGCGATTAGCACTATTGCACATGAATTTAATCTGAATAATCGAGGTCCCGATAAAGGATGGATGGAGAATGCACTGCAAGGATCTGTAAGAGGGTTGGTATGTGTAACTCAGGATAAAAGCAATCCAGTAACACAGATGATTACCATCGGAAGAGGGAGTGAAGCTCCAAATGGTTATATCTGGACAGGAATGTTGTTTAGAGGTAATTCTATTTCCACTCCAACAGAGGAACTAACCGAGGTAGGTAATGGCGAATACATCAGACTTGAGGGATCTCTATCATCTGGAGCTGCAAACGGCATTAGATTTAGAACAAATTATTTTAGGAGTGGAATTTCATTTTCTGAAGCTAGATTTTCAAACAACTGCGCAATTTTGATGGGCGACAATCAACGAATTACGGTAGGAACGGGCCCGGCAAATACAACACATTTGAGTTTCAACAGGGCTGAGAACTGGGCTAACTTCAACAACTTAAGAATACGACTTAATGGCAATCAAGTTATTTCAGAGAGGAGGACGGGATGGGGATCGCCAACCGGCACCGTATCCCGAGCAGCATTTAACTCTGGAACAATAACTCACGAAGATTTAGCAAAGGTAGTTGCAGCATTAATTCAGGACTTACATGCTTCAACCGGGCATGGATTAATTGGTTTAACTTAACAGGACAATAAAATGGATAAGCAAACTATTCAAAATATCATGCAGTTTATGCTTCGCGTAAATCTTAGCGGTCATGAAGTTCCTGCTTTTAATTCTTCAATGAATGCATTACAGGCTGAATTAGATCGCGAAAATGACCAGCCACTCCAGCGAGTACTAAATGCTGCTCACAATGAACCTGTTACGGAGAATGATTAAAATGAAAACAGAAAGCGGTGCTTTCAAATTTGACGGTGGAGAGGTTAAAGGAATTAACAGCATTGCCATTATTGAGGTGCGCGGTAACGGGTGGGGCGCTGGTTTTTATTTTAAGCCAAATACTGCCGTTAAAGTCGATGGTAATAAGCCTGATCTGAACGAGTTTCGTGATTCCTGCGCATTGTCGGTAATGACTCCAACTTACTGATAGTGTTTTATATTCAGATAATGCCCGATGACTTTGTCATGCAGCTCCACCGATTTTGAGAACGACAGCGACTTCCGTCCCAGCCGTGCACCAGGCTGGTTCAGAATCATGTTCTGCTGATTTTGTCCGGCGGCAGAACGCAATTTGCCAGAGTGATGGGAAGGGCATTAATCACGGATGATGGTGAAGCGATCGAAGTGGAGGCGGCGGAAGAGGTGGAGGTGATGTGGCGTGTTACGTACTTCATCAACAGCGCGCTGCAGGATGGCGTGGTGGTGTGATGGGTGGCATTACCCCACCTTTTCATCAATCCAGTCCGCCCACCACTGCAGCATGTCTCTGCATTTATCGTAGTTGATGCATCACTATCACCCTGTAATGGCTTATTACTGGTTTGCATACAGGTAGGCATGAACAGATACCTACACATGAAGATGGAACTAGTCCGGATGCGATATTTTTGGTGATCACGTACATCATCAACGAAGCGCGTTATGTTGAGTTTTATGACTGCCAAGTAATGTGAAAATTGCGATGCGTACCAAATTGTGTACCAAATTAAAATCATAAACCATGAAACCCTTACTCATGGCTGTTCTCAGGCTGGGTGCGTGTAATCGTGAAAGAGGAAGGTAGGTTGTTTATCTGTGTCTGTCATTGTCTAGCATTGTCCACTGTAGTTAATTAACTGTCTGTTATAACTCGAAAAACAACCATTTTTTCACCTGAGTATGTCTACGAACGTCAAATATAGTTGTTTACTGTGCGCTGTTGTCCATGTGATATTGTGTACCAGATGTGTACCAAACTATTATTTCTGAGCGTACCAAATATTATTTATGGCTATAAGCGACACAAAACTGCGTACTATTTATGGTAAACCATATTCGGGCCCACAAGAAGTGGCTGATGCCGATGGCCTCAGCGTACGAATTTCACCGAAGGGGGTCATCCAGTTCCAGTACCGCTATCGCTGGCATGGCAAGCCTAATCGACTTGGGCTTGGTCGATACCCATCCCTGTCTTTGAAGGATGCCAGACAGATCACTGCTGACTTGCGAAAGCTCTATTTCTCAGGAACGGATCCACGCACCTATTTTGAAGAGAAGGTGGAGAACTCCATGACGGTCGCCCAGTGTCTCGACTACTGGTTCGACAACTACGTCTCTACAACTCTCAGAGAAAAGACCCAGGCACTTTACCGATCAACGGTTATGAAGCGCATGCATGACGCCTTTCCTAATCGTCCGGCATCTTCTATCACGGTTAAGCAATGGGTTGACCTGCTTACCGAAGAAGAAAGAGATAATCCACGCCGAGCAAGGCAGGTGCTAAGTCAACTAAGATCAGCAATAAGTTGGTGCATGCGGCGTCAGTTGATAGATAGTTGCGCAATTATGAGCATCCAACCAAGGGACTTCGGCTCCCGCGCTGAGGTAGGGGATCGGGTACTGTCGTATCACGAACTGGCTAAGATTTGGCTTGCTATTGAAAGAAGCCGTGCGTCTACGTCAAATAAGCTCCTTCATCAGATGCTTATGCTGTGGGGGGCGAGGCTCTCAGAGCTTAGGCTGGCAACAAAGACAGAATTTGACCTGCTGGACAACGTATGGACCGTACCGAAAGAGCATAGCAAGATGGGTAATGTTATCCGCCGTCCAATCTTCGAACAAATTAAGCCTTTTCTCGAAAAAGCCATGACAACGTACAATGATGTTCTTTTCCCTGGAGAAGACATAAACAAACCGATCAGCATCGCTGCAGCCAACCGATTCGTAAATAGAATAAGGGGAGGGATGGATCTGGGTTACTGGCGAACACATGATTTCAGAAGAACGCTTGTTACACGTCTGTCCGAGATGAATGTCGAGCCTCATGTTACTGAGCGAATGCTCGGTCATGAACTTGGCGGGATAATGTCAGTATACAATAAACACGACTGGATAGAGGCTCAGCGCAAAGCGTATGAGCTTCACGCTGATAAATTGTTCTGGCACATCAGGAGCATTTCTGATTAACGCCACCGTTAAGAATCCACCCTTCAACAGCTTCACGAAGGTATGATTTGGGGTGGGTTCTGACTGGCTTCGGAAATCCGTGTCGTTTGGTATAGTTCCAGATTGTCTGACGTGATGAAACACCGAGCTTGTTCATCACTTCTTTCTCAGGAATCAGGCTGGTATCGGTCATCTTAATTCTCCAGGCAAAAAGAAACCGCCATATAGCGGCTCTATCAGATATGTACAGGCCTCATCGAGTGTGAGGCGTTAGTCCTTGCGTAGCTCGCTGATTCTTCTGTAAGTCTCTGGTGCTTTGTTTCCGTGTATCTTCATTTCAGACTTCAACAGAGCAACGAGGGAATCCCATTCGTTGAGGATGCCTTTGAATGCCGGAACGCGCTTTGCAACCTTGTCGAATGAATCTCTGATTTCTGGAATCTGCTCAACAAGCGCAACGCATCGTTGGAAATCGGCTGCGTCATGTGGAGCGCCGAAGTGATGACCATAGATATTCTTTTTCAGTCCACATGCGATTGAGGCAAGAGTTGCGCTACTGATGCCGACATCGCCAGTTGATTGCCATTTCAAAACCTTCATAGCCAAATCTGACATTTCTTGTCTCCAATAAAAAACCGCCATCAGGCGGATTGGTGTTCTTTCAGTTCTTCAATTCGAATATTGGTTACTTCTGCATGTGCTATCTGCGCCCATATCATCCAGTGGTTATAGCAGTCGTTGATGTCCTCTGCTTCGATAACTCTGTTGAATGGTTCTCCATTCCATTCACCTGTAACTCGGAAGTGCATTTATCATCTCCATAAAACAAAACCCGCCGTAGCGAGTTCAGATAAAAGAAATCCCCGCGAGTGCGAGGATTGTTATTCAGTGACGATATTTACCTTTATCGCGTATACCTTAACCGGATTCTCTCCAAAGTGCGGATGTGTAATTGTCTTTATTTCATACCCTTCATACGGGACGTCAATTCTGCGGCTGGAATCGTCGCGCTTCGGATATCCCTTCGTGATAATCAGGCGGTCATACTCCCGGAACATAATTCGCTTATTCCAATAGTCATTACACAGGCGATACTCTTCCGTTTTCTCCCCGCGAATCATGGCATCGAAGTATTCACCTTTGACGGCAAGTTGTAGGTTAGCCATTACCGCACCTCCAGCCTCCATACCGCCTGACCAATCCGGCTGGCATAGGTATCTTTAGATACTGTTCCGTCTTTAGCAATCTCCATAAGAATTTTGCGCAAATCTGCCGAACGCCATTCTTCATCAGGAAATTCCTTCTCCATTGCCAACCGCAAATTCCAGGTTGCTATCGTGAATGGATATTCACCGCCGAGAGCTTTCTCTTGTAGGGCAGCACGGGAACGCATCACCTGCAAAACCTTCTCTTTTACATCCATCATTTCGCCTCCTGTGG